TCGCTAAATAAAGGTTGTCCTGCTTGAGCACGTTCTAAAAATTGCTGTGTAATTTCACCGGGCACTTCTACTGCTGTTCCTTTTGCAGTACCTTTTAAAAGCGTTTTAACAAACCCTTCATCTGCAAGTTTAGCCATTGCCGCTTTTTCTGCATCTGCAGTTAAACCGCGCGCAAGCAGTTTTTCAATACCAGGACCAAAAATAGACTTAGCAAGACCACGCCCCATTGGTATAAAATTTTCTAATACATCAATTGCGGCAGCAGGAACAGCGGCGACAGCCGCAGATGTTCTACTTACATCTATGGGTTTATTTTGCTTTTGTTGTTCTTGCGCTTGTGCTTCTAAAAAGCCACCGTACTGCTGTAAATAAGAAGGAATAAAAGCACCGGCCAAAGCGCCTTCTGGACCAAACCTAGCTCCTACTTTAGCACCGGCTACGGACTGCGCTATTTGCGGAGCTTGTTCCGCCATAGCGTTTGGTATTTGTCGAACATACTCGCCTATAGCGGGTAATAGGCCTTCTTCTTCATATTTCTTTTTAACTTCTGTATAGCTGGGCTGCTCAGCATAACGGTCTTGCATAGACTGTTGGCGTTGCAAAGCATTTCTAACAGCTTCGTTTTTGTCGCCTAATAAAGAAGCAAGACCCGTACGTTCAGACGATATTAAAGATTCACCGCCTAACTGAGCAGACTCTAAAAGACCGGGACGTTCTTTTTCTTTTGGTTGTAACTGCTCTTTAGGAGCAAACGCTTCTGGATACTCTCTTAACGAACGCACCCATGCCTCGTTAGGTGTTTCACCTTCTCGGACTGTCGCAAATGAACCGTCGGGTAGTGGTAAGTATTCAGCCATAAAATTAAATTGTTAAAAGCCAAACTCCATTATGCCATTTATGGACGCACATTACCAGCTGCATTTTGGACTGTGTTAGGTCTTAACGCAGATTTCATGTAGTTATCTAATAAAGGTTTGTATTCAGGATGTTGGCTTGCAAATAAAGGATCTACTAGCATTTTTTCAACAATAGCAGCTTGGTTTTGTTTTTCTTGAGTCATTTGCTGATAGGTTCTTAAAGCGCCTGGATTGTTATACGCAAATTCTAAATCTGATCTTGGTTTTGTTGCGTTTAAACGTGCAATTTCGTCTTGAGCAAGGTAATGAGGACCTAACATTTCAAGTTCTTTATTTTTAGCACCTACTACACCTGTGTAATAGTCTCTCATCATAGCCATTTCTTGGCGTTTGAGTTCCTCATCACGTGCTTGTTTCTCTTGTTCTTGTGCACCTTTAAGTGCGCCAATACCCGCTTCACCTATGTTTTGTAAAGCGTAGGGTGATTTTCCTGCCATCATACCAAGACCAAAATTCATTAAGAAATCATTCCAGTCTCTACCGCCAGTAGGCTTAAGTCCTTGTCCACTTGGTGCTGCGGGGTTTATGCCTTCTGTTGTTGGGGCAGAAGGTGGTTTTGCTTCGTTGCTTGATGGCGCTGAATTGGCGTTAATATATCCGTTAAAACTATAGTCAGGTTTAAAATCATAAGAGTTTGCACCCATAGACGCAGTTGTATCTGAACCTACCCCCGCGTTTTGCACAGTGTTAATGTTTGATGGGGATTGTGGTTGTTCAGCGGCATGCATTAAATCAATAGCTTTAGCAGAATCCGCAAGTTTTATGGTGTTTAGTTTTGCGTTGGGTGCAATTTGCGCAAGCCCTTTTTCTGCTTCGTTTGCAATATTAGCAGTTTGTGTTGCGGCATCAACAGACTGTTGTGCGCCTTTTGCCGCGGCTTGATCTTGTTGCAATAAACGCATACGACGCGCTTGTTCAGCGGCTGCCCTTGTGGCTTGTGATTCTGCAGACAATGCAGAAATACCTTCTGCTGTAGGAGCTACTAAGCGGGGTGTATTAGCAACTTTTGCAAGTGCTTCGGCTTTAGCTACTGCTTCTGCTGTAGGCGCCAATCCTTTAGATACAGCACCAACGCCTTTTGCTACGCCAGATACGGGAGCAGTAAAACCTCCTAATGCGTTAAGTGTGTTATTAATGTTACGTTGATATTCTTCAGGCACTCCTAAATAATCAGCAAACTTACCCATTGGGGTGCTAGTATCCACATAAGCAGGAGCTTTGACATCTTGACCTGGAATAAGAGAAGCTAACCCACCTGCAGGAACAGTAGGTGGCGCAGTTGGGGCAGAAGGTTGAACAACTTCTTCACCTTTGCTAAGAGACAAATCTGTTGGTACTTGGTTATTACGTTGCTTTTCATTTAATTCAGAAGCTGTTGCAGCATTAAACGGTATGTAATGGCTTAGTTTTTTAAGATAGTTCTTTGGTTCTTGTTTGCCAAGATTAGCAGGAACAAGTTGACCATTATTATTTCTTAAATGATCATTTAAAAAGGTTTCACCTTGGTTATACCCAACCGCCATTTTTTGAGGATCATTATCATACTTCTTTTGCAAATCTTTCATGTACGCTAAAGAAGCATCTATATTTTTAAAGCCGTCTTTGCGGTCTTCTGCATGGATGCCGTATGCTCTAGCCGTGCTTTTTGTAAGTTGCCCAATACCCACAGGACCTGTTGGTGATTTAGCATTAGGATTGTAATTAGATTCAGTTGTAAAAATACCATCAACAAAACGAGGATCTAATCCTAGTTTTTCGGCTTGTGCAACGGCGTATCTACGATACACAGAAGCGTCATATGTGTTACCGCCTTCAGCATACCCAACAATACCGCCATCAGCCATGTTTTGCATGTTAGGCGCAGGGGTTTGTGCAATACCAGACATTTCTGGTGGTTGTCCTTGTGGCGCGGTTTGTGGCGCGGTTTGTGGCATTTGTGGCGCGGTTTGTGATTGAGGCATTACTGGCATTTGTAATGCTTCGTGTTTTGGCGCTAAAGAGGCAAGTGCGGTATTGGAAATAGTTTGTTGTGGCGGTTGTGCGGCTAATGCTCTGGCTTGATCAGAAGTTTGATTGATCGTCATTGCCAAAGACAGTAAAGACGCATAGCCAGGATCATCTTTGTGTTGCGCCACATAGCTTTGCAACTGACCTTTGTTTTTCATATCCAATAACAACTGTGTTGTTTGTGGAATGTTTTGTGGTAGTGTGGCGTTCATTGCCGGAGACATCATAGTCATTTTTATTCCTTATCCAAGCTTTGCTAAAGCAAGATCACCAAGACCCGCACCGCTTTTTTTACGATTATCAGGCGCTTTAATTCGACCACCTGCAGCATTCTTTTTACCCGTTATGGTGTTGTACACCCCGGCGGCTCCTGCCCCTGCAGTTGCAAGTCCGGCAGCTTGAGAAATCATGCTAGGCGCGGCTGTATAGTTTTGTGTTGTGACGTTTTGTGGTGCACCTGCATATAAAGATTCCAACTGCGCTAGTTGTTGCATTGGGTATTGTTGCATGGTCGCATAGTTTGCCATGCCTTGATTGAGCATGTTTTGGTTTTGTTGCTGTTGTTGAGCGCCGTATGTGTTTTGCAATCCGGCAATACTTTGTTGTCCAGTAAGCTGTTGAGTTCCAATATTGGCAAGGTTTTGCCCTTGAGCGCCTACACCTGTGTATGCATTTTGTGCAGTATTAACACCAGCTAAGCCAGTTTGTGCTCCTTGAATGCCTGTGTTATATAAATTATTAGCTTGACCAATTCCTGATAAGCCTAACTGTTGTCCCGCAAGTCCTTGTTGTGTTCCCGCCAAACGCAAATTACCAGCACCCAACGCTGTGTTAAGTCCAGATTGTGCTCCTTGTATACCTTGTAAGCCTGTTTGTGCGCCTTGCATACCAAGCGTTGCCGCTGTTTGCATATTTTGATTAGCGGTATTAAAAGCATTGTTGTACCCAGTTCCAATTAACGAGTTCATTTGTTGTTGGTTAGCGGCATTTTGTGCAACTTGTTGCAATCCTTGGCGAGAACCGCCAAAAGCCCCGGCTTGCGTAGCTTGTGCATTTTGTTGCGCTCCTTGTTGTCCTTGCAATTGCGTAAGCGCTTGTTCTTGTGGGTTAAGAACGTTTTGCAAATACGGATTCATGTAGTTAGCAATAGCGTTGGGGTCTTGTGCATTTTGTCCATAGCTTAGACCTTGTTGCGCACCTAAATTACCATAACCCAAAGCTTGTCCACTAGTGCCCATTGCTTGTCCCGCAACATTTCCTCCTAGTTGGTTAGCTTGCCTAGCACCCATACTTCCCATCATGGCGCCAGTTTGTCCGTACTGTTGGGCTTGAGGAGCCATTGCTGCAGCACTATTGCCATATTGAGCGCCGTATTGTCCGTACATTCCGGCAGTTCCTGCAGAACCAAGCAAACCTTGAGCCGCTTGACTTGTTAAGTCTGTTGCTTGCCCGTATTGTCCAGGCAATTGCATGTTACTTGCAGTATTGAAAGATTGTTGTTGTAGTGGTGTAAACCCTGCTGTTGTGCTTTGCGCAGCTTGTAACGCTTGTTGCGTCATAGGGTCCGTTGCACCCGCATTAAAAGGCGTATACCCGGCTTGATTACCTAAATTTGTAGGGGCTACAGGAGCTGGTCCAACACTACCGTTTGCTTGGTATTGCGCCATTTGCTGGTTATAAGCATCAAGCGCCTTGGAGTATTCTGGGTAGGCATTTGCCATACCAGATTGAATAAGCGATTGAACGCCTTGTTGCGCCCAAGGCGCAATGTTTGAAGTTGTAACAGTTTGTGAAGAAGGTGTTGAAGAACTACCACCACCGCCCCCGCCCCCCTTACTGCCTAGTAAATACCCACCTAAAGCTCCGCCAGCAAGTGCCCACATAATTATTCCTTCATTATTACAAGTTGATCCACTTTTTCTGGATCTTTTTCATCTGTTGCATGAATACAAAACCAAACACTGTCTTCAATCGCCGTAACTGAATGGTGTAATCCCGCTTTTATTTCAATGCAAGCAGGTGCTGTGTATTCTGTCTCTGTGTTTTCTACGCCTACAATAACTCTGCCTTTAGCTAAAATACTTAAATGCGCATACTCGTGTTTGTGCTGTACACCAAAATTGCCTTTAGGTATAAAAGATTCTTTAGCATACAAACCATCTGAAAAATGATGTGTTATGCCAATAAACTTTTCTATGTCTGTGCTCATGCGGGTATATACCTATCTGGGTGAATTGCTTTAGCTTGTTTTGGCGTTCCTGTTCTTGCTCGTCTAACCCTATCCATCATACTATAAAGCTTCTTAGCGCCCGCATCAGAGGACCCATTGCCAAGATGAGACACCACATCTGCAGGAACAACAAACTCATCATTGGCAAGTCTAGCGGGTTGATGGTTATTAATAGTTGCAGGAATAGAATCAGACATGCCGTCCCCAAGACCTTTGAGCATACGCCCACCATCTGAATAAGAACCTAAATCAGAAATACCCCCACTTGCTAAATGCATAACAGGGTGTGCGACAGGTGTGCTTGTTGGGTTTATATACCGTGGGCTTACGTCGTGTGCCATAGGGGCGTTAGGATTAGCAGGAAGCATACCGCCTACGGCAAAACCCGATGGTCGTGTTGGATAATGAACCCCTCCAGCTCCAGTAAAACCCATGACAGGCGTTGTTTGTGGGTTGGGGAAATTTGTTTTTGGTTTTTGCGCAAGTAAATATCCGCCACCCAACGCTAAAGCACCTTTAACATAAGGATTAGACAAAAGACCGGCTCCTGCAGTTCCTGCTGTTGCTCCTCCTGATGTTGCGCCTATTGCCCCACTTTGAACTTGGGCGTTATCAAGCATTTCTGGTGTTGCCGCTGCTCCCTGTGTTGCACCTGCACTAGTTGATAAATCAGTAACAGGGGCGCCCCCAGGTATAGCTGTATCACCAAAACTAGGTATTAAATCAGCAAGACCGCCCCCCATTGCCGCGTACCCGCCTACACCCAAAGCCGCAAGTTCTAAAGCTTTTTCTGCAAAAGACTGATTACCAAAAGACTTACTTAAATTGGTTAATCCATTTCCTATGCTACCCAGTCCTGCACTGGATAGAGTACCGCCTATGCTACCTAATGGATCTGAAAAAAAACTCATGGTATAACCTTTAATACGTTGTTTGCGGAAGTATCGTAATAAACATCTCCATGCCTTAGATACGACGTAAAAGTTTGCGTTGGCAGACTTATTTGATACGTAACTGGGGTAGAGTGTGGTACGGGTTGTCTAAAACTAAGTGCGCTAATTAAAGCTCCAGGTTTCCCCGCCCCTATTGTACTTCCCAAATTCTGAGATGCCAAGCTAATTGGGCTTGCATTATCTAGCTGATTAAAGTATAGACGCAACACGTTAACAAGCTGTTGCATAAAGTCTTGATTGTATTCTGAAGGCGCATTGGGGAGTCGTGGAGCATTTACTTTTACTTGTGACATTTTAGCGCCTTCCGTCTGGACGAATATCTAACCGATTTGTGCCTGATTGCCAAGCAACTCCTAGTGTATTAGATGAAACTTTAAAAGCCATCTGCCTACCCCTAGCCCGTACATAAATTTGTGGTGTGAACTGTTGTATTACATACTCTCTTGTATTTGTGTAATCTTGCGTACTAGCAACTGTTGGATTATTGGCTGTCCCATAAGCAGAACCAGAAAATTCTCTTGGTAAAAAAGTCATTGTGACATTGGGTTGGTTTGATGTAGAACCCGTAAAGTTTACGTCTGGAACAAGACGGTAAATGAATCCAAAATTATTACCATTTCCAATATCAAAATCAGAACTCTGAACATAAGAATTAATTGGGTACGGGTTAATAGTTCCTGTTGTACCGTCGTTTGTTCCAGACTCTTGGTATATAAGTTGACCGTTGTATGATGTAGACATGGGAATTTGTCTAAGTGGTGAGTAGAGCCACGCTGACCGGTTCATTTGTCCGTAATACCAAGTCTGATCAAGGTAGTTAAAAACAACATACGAGTCTACAGTCGTAGAGTTTGCCGAACAATAAAACCACCAAATCTCATTAAACGCTTCATTGGTTCCAGAAAATATCTGTTGCGATTGGGTAAAGTTTATGTTGTCAAAAATATACTGACGCACGGCACAAGGAAGGGTTTGTACTGTACCGTTGTAAAAATAAAACTTATTAAAGCCCATCCAGTATGTTGCATTGTTTGCAACAGCTACGCAGTTAGGAGAAATAATAGATAAGTTATAGCCCATTGTTTGGAAACCCCAAACATAAGGCGGTCCAAGATATTGCATACTATACAGCGCTGTATCTGTAAACACTAATATCTCTTGGCGTGTTTGTATAGCGGTAACAATTGTAGAGCCTTGACTTAGGCGCTGGCTACCGGCTTGGTTTGTAATAGTTGGATACCATGTCAATATGTTTTGCTGATCTGTCCACCGCACTAAAAGGGGGTCAGCAGTTGTGGTGCTTGACGTTATGTACCCGCCTGGATCATTGCAGCCAAAAGCAATCACAAAATTAGATTGATCAGACACCATTACAAAATTACATATGGTTGGGCATGTATTGAGCGTTGCTGTAATAGTTGTACTGGCTTGGGTTATTCCTGTATTGCTTATAGTGTATGTACCAACACCGCCACTAGTGGTTCCTGTTTGTCCAGTAATAGTCGTGTTTGCAGGAATTGTTCCCCCTGTAATTGTTGCACCAATGTTAATAAAGCCTGTGGTAACTGCTGTTACAGTAAGCGTTCCGCCACTTGCAATAGATCCGGTAAATATAGCACCATCTGTAAACCAAGCATAGTTACCGTTTTGTGTGTTGGTGTTTGTTGCAGATAGTTGTTGGGCACGATTGAATGTAGTTGCTGTTGTATCTACGACCCAGTAATAAAGCCCACCACCGCCAGGATTTATAACCAAATTTTGTCCGTAATTAGCAGAAGACCACAGACGAATATTAATACCAATCGTACTAGCCGTTGCAGGTTGTCCCCACCCACCAGTATTTGCGCTCCCCGTTGTACCGCCCCAAGGACCTGCTCCCCACCCCAAGGCTTGTGTATAAATAGAATTGCCCGTATTAATCTGGTATGCAGAAACAACCGCACTTCCCCCATTACCTGTGTCACTTGATGTTGCGGCAACGCTAGATAATATGGTGTATGTATTAAGTCCTGTAACGGAAACAATTTGAAATTCAGCGTTAAGGATGGTTGCGGTTATAGCACCGCCAAGACCGGTAGCGCCACTAAAAGTTACAAAGTCATTGACAATAGCGCCGTTGCTGTTATCTGTTACTGTTATGGTTTTAGAACCCGTTGATGCAGAAAACGTAGCAGTATTTGTGGTTGTCAGGCGTATGGGAGTTACATCATAAAAAGCGCCATTAATACCGTTTTGAATATAGTACTTTAGGTTAGTTCCAAGCCCAAGTAAGTTATACCCAATAAGGTTTAACCATGCCCATAAATTAGTACAAACACCCCAAAAAGAAGGTGTTGTCCATGTGTAGCCTGTGGGTGGTGTTGAGCCTTGGTTTGCTGGTGGTTGGAGCGTTGATGTTGTTGTGCCCGTATCCGTTATCCAACCACCTATTTTTTCTGGGTAACCAGAACGAAACCTAATATTATTACAGTCGTACCAACCACCCTCATTGGCTAAAGTCGTAGCTTCCCTATTAACGCCTGGAGTAAATTGTAGTTTCGTTAATGGCATTACGCATTACGCAATAGTTGCGCCTTCTTTTAATTGAGCAATGGTCAAACCACCGGTGTACTGAAAATGTGCTAGTTCTTTAAAGTGCACCCAATTTCCCGCCCATTCTAACCCATTTTCAACTCCAAGTCTACCTACTTCTGCCCATACGGCGTGGCTTCCATCCCAATCTGGTTTGCCATTAACGAGAGGCACAACATCAATAGCACAGCGATGATTATGAAAACTGTCACCAGGTCCGGCGTTGGTAACGATTTTGCCAGGTGCCGTCCTACCCTGCGCATATAGCGCCGCTTGGCTTTCATTGTCGCGGTAAGTAGACGTAACAAGAATGTCAATTCCTGCCTTTTTACAGGCTTCAATAAAAGCGTCAACCTTTGCTTTAACTTGTGGTAGTAGTTCATTTAAATCCCTTGAGTTAATCATTTTTCTTTTCTCCAATATGAATACCAGTAATCAAACCTAAAAAGCCACCGCAAATACTTTGAAATGCGGGACCCACAATATCAAACACAACTTTATCATCAACTGTTGGATCAAGCACTGCCTGTACAAACATCCATATCATGGAAGCAATAACGCCCATTAAGGACACAGTTGCAATTAAAGTTACACATCCTTTTAAAGTCCACTCTCTCATTTTTTCACCTTATCAGCAATCTTCTCAAATGTACGTCCACCAAAGTAAAAACTCATCACGACCATGCCCCAATTACCAAGCAGCTCAACATAGGAGCCACGAGTTTCATAATTAAACATAGACGCTACTGCAAACCCTGTATAAGCCGCCAAAAGAAATATAAGTACCATAGGTCGAATATTCTTAGATAACCAAGAGTCGCTAGACATGTCCGCCTGTAAGCGCTTAGTCAGTTCTTGTTGTTCGGATACGTCAGCTTGAAGTTGTGCCAACTCTCCTGTTTGTTGCATTTTGGCAAGTTCTAATTGAGCAGCCGCTTTTGCTTGTGGGTCAGGAATTAACTTGTCAATTAACTTATTGCCGATTCCCAGTAATGCATCTAAACCAAACATATCATTCTCCTAATTACAGTATCTTGGTAGATACCCAGTTTGCCTAAACATTTTGTAACACTCAACCTCTTTGCCATCATTCATAAAGTTCTTTTTAAACTCTATATACCAACTTTCATCTTCTCGCCGTGCTAAATAATCTTGTCTAATATAGAACATCAAACCAAAAATTGTCAAGCAGACTGCAAAAATACTGGCGATAACGGCGATTTGAAAGTTTCGTTTATCGCGTGAAACACGCCTTTCCAAGGCTTCTTGCGCATCCTTTTTTTTTGAGCTTTGTCAAAATTGGCTTTGTCTTTTACAAGCCTAGCCCGTTCCGTTTGAAACTCTTCCCAAATAGCGCCCAGTTCTGGGGGCGTATCGTAAATCAATGTTTGGCGCAGATCGTACTCAGCTTGTTGCAGTCGTTTTCTGGCAAGCACATTTTCTAAAGCTTGCGCCTGAATAGATTTACCTTTTGGCGGGTTCTTTTCTTTTTCTTTTATTTCTTGTTGCGCTTTTTCTTGGTGTTCAAAGAACGTGCCAAGCCCTGTAGAAATTTCCTGCATTACTCCATAAGCTTCTTTGCCGACAGACTTGTATTCTTTATACAGAGCCACGCCCTGCTTTACAGCAGAGAGCACGCCTAGACAAATGCTTATGGGTTCCATTACCTAAACCTTGGTCCTGATAACCACATTGTTGCAGAATACCTTACACCTTTTGTGACTGGTGTAACTCTGTGTTCTAGCACAGAAGAAAAAGCGATAAGCGAACCTTTTTTAAGTTCTGGCGTGAATTCACCGTAAAGACGTATTTGTAATTCGCCTCCTTCAAACTCGCTAGGATCATTCATTAAACAAATAACCGTAATTTTTCGATCTGTAGGCGCACCTGATAAAGGGAAATTATCAACATGCCAATTATATTTTTGATTGATACCGTACTCTGCAAATTGCACAGCTTCATGGTTATCAACTTCCCAGCCCCAGTTACAATCCACGTTTGCCAAAAGCGCATATTTATACATCATATGCCCAAACCAATTAAGCTTATCTGAAAATCTGACTGTTGTATTTCTTTGTGTGTGATCAGTGTTTTCTGAATTCTTACCCATTGATGCATCTCTAGTGGGAAGTTCCATATACTCACTAAACGCCCTATCGCAATCTTCTATAGGCGCTTGACCTAAATACCAAATGGGCAGATGTGACATTAATGCTTTCCTTCAGCAAATATATTAACAAAAACTGTATCATCTTCTAAAGCTTCAATCTCATGCCAATCACCAGCAGGTAAATTAAGCGGCTGAGAATTTTTATTTATTGTATGACTTCTACCTTCTAAACTTACTAAACATGAACCATTGTGGCAAACAGTAGCATGGGCATACTCATGTGCGTGTTTAGGTAATCCTTCGCCTTTATTTGCATGATACACATTTATCTGCGCCGATTCGTAAGTAAATTGGTGTTGTGGGCTAACAATCTTAACCATTTTCTTTTTCCGTTTTTACAGGCATCCACATACCTACATAACCCATAGTCGAGTTTATATACCTAACCATCATTTGCGTAGTCCCATCTTCTTTTTCCACCATTTTAAATTCTGGCGTTGAGTTTGGGTAAGGTTTATATTCAACCATTATGCAGGTGTTGTTCCAGTTGTTCTTGGTTGATTATCTTTAGGGACTACAACAGGAGGAACATATTCAGCAATCGGTCCGTATTTACCCGCTTTCAAATCCGCATAAATTTCTTGCCCATGAGTTTCTGGATCATCGGCTGTTGCGTGAAAAGGCGAATTAGCAAAAAGTGGATTGTTCGCAAACTCCGCAAATTGAATTACACAGTCAATGTTTGTTCCTTCTGCGTTAGTATAAACTGGATTTTTTATTGATAAAACTGTTAACATGATTTTCCTTTTTATGCATATCTAATAAACAACGCTCTGTTCCCGGCGTCCCCCATAAACAACCAAGACCCACTTAAACTAGTGAATCCCCCAGGACTTATTTGATAGACGCAACAATTGTAAATGGAACTAAAAGAAGAATATGCTGCTATTGCCCCGCCAGAAATTGTAGTAGTAGAACCAAAAGTAGTAATAGTTTGTCCTACAACATAGCTGTAAACAGAATTAAATGATACACCTACACCCGTCCCTGGTGCGCCTGTTGGTCCCGTTGGTCCCGTTGGTCCTGTTCCACCAGGAGAACCCGTAGGTCCAGTAGGTCCTGGAGATCCTGTTGATCCGGTTGGTCCAGGAGCACCGGTAGGTCCGGTAGGTCCGGTAGGACCTGTAGGTCCGGTAGGACCTGTAGGTCCGGTAGGTCCAGAAATTCCAGAAGCCCAAACGCCGTCTCCACGTATAAATGTAGAACTTGAGGGTGTTCCTGTTACCGCGCCTGACAAAGGTGTTACGCTACTTACTAGCGTTCCCGATGTTGGTAATGTAACGTTTGTTGCGCCTGTTATGGTTTCTGTTCTTGCAAAAGCACCCGCAAAAGTTACATTACCTGCAGTGGTAATTGTGCTTGAACCGTTGTTTACTCCAGTACCTCCGCTAGACGCGGCTAAGGGGTTACCAAGCGCCACTGTACCAGGCAAGAATGTATTTTGTGAAAAGAAGTTTGTACCGTCTGACCAAACAGTAACGATAGTTCCTGTGGGTATTACAACTGTTGATCCGCCTGTTGCCGTTGTACCGTTATTTGCTGTGGCATTGCTGAGCGTTAAGTTACCAGAAAGAGTGTTGTAAATAACATACTGTTTAGATACTGGCGGTGCATACAGCGTTGCTGTTCCCGTTGATCCTGTGATTTTTAAAAGCGCTGCACGTGCCTGATCTATAGAAGAACTATTACTTGCAGTAAGTGCTTGAGATGCACTTGTAATTGACACGGCTTGGTATCCGGCAATTGCGTTTTCTAAAACAATTTGAAGATTGTTATTTGTGTTTATACCCCAGCTACCGGCATCATTGCCAGTGCCCATAAGGTTTAAGCGTAGTAACGGGGAGGGTGAATCTGCTGCCATTTCTTGTCCTTATTGCGAGTTATTTACTTGTGTCCAATTTGGTGTA